TTCTTTGTTGGCACTGCCGCACCTAATTCGACTTATTTACAAGAAACAGGATCGTCCATTGATCTAGATGTAGTGACCACAACTACGGCATATAACACTGCCGCACCATCTATTTACTATTGGACATCTAACTCTACACCACCCGCCCGTCCTAGTACTACATCAACTTATACATGGGCTACGGGGGCTTATACAGCTCCTAGTGGATGGGCAACTACACCGCCTACCAATACAACTGCGGGAAGCTATTTGTGGGCTATTACAATTCCTTTGGTTGTCAATGCCAATACAGTAAGTTCTACTTTAGATTGGACTAATGTTGCGTATCCAATTTATGCGTTTTCATCTAATGGCGCAACAGGAGCAACAGGTGGAAATGGTATTAGTGCATTAACTGCTTACAGGGCGCAAAGTCAAACTTCTGCCGCACCTGCTACGCCATCAAATACAACGGGACCTACTGCGCCAAGTGGATGGTCATTAACTGCGCCAAGCGTGTCAGTAGGACAAGTTCTTTGGTATACGTTTGGTAGATATAACTCTAGCAGTGGCACTATTGATGGCGTTCCTTCAGGTCAAACTGCATGGGGCACACCTACTGCCGCCTCTATATTTCAAGATATTCGCTCTGATAACTGGAATGGTTCAACACCGCCAACATATGGAACACCTGGTACTTACGGAACTGTAGGTTATTACATCAGTCAATCAACTGGCAATTGCTATTTTAATAATGGCATTTTTAGAGGTGACATTACAGGTGCTTCAGGTACTTTTACAGGCACTGTTCAATCGGGATCTACAGGTAACCGAGTAATTTTAAATGAGTCTTCATCTGCATATTTCAAGATTTATGATTCAAGTGGCAATGTTATATACAGTCTTTTGGGTGTAGCGGGTTTATATACCAATTCAACATTAGTTGGAGCATCCGCAATTAGCGCATTTTCTGTTACCAATGCTGTTGGTTATAGCGGTACTGCTATAACTGCTACTAGCCTTGGTTCTGGCCATGGTATTGTTGCCACAAGTAATGATACTGGCTCATCCCGAAATGGACTTTTGGCCAACAATTCAGGCACAGGCTCAAGTGCTGCCGCTCTCTATGGAAACAACTCAGCCAGTTATGGTTTGTTTTCCAATGGTCAAATGGGTATAAGCAATAGCACTCTTGTCACCAATTTAAATGCTAATTACTTGCAAGGCAATACTTCAAGTGCTTTTGCTACAGTTGCGGCAGGAAATACGGCATACGCATCCGACAGACTAAATGGTTCTGCCGGCCTAAATGTTCTTAGATTTGTTCAAGGAACTTTGACGGGTTCTGGTGTAGCAACTTTTAACGCTGCCGCTAAACCTGGCGGTTCCACAACCAATGTGTGGATGCAAATCACAATTGATGGCACAACCCTTTACATTCCAGTTTGGACATAATCATGCCAAGACAAATAGATATTCCCGCCCAAGTTGTTTATGAGGACATCCGTACTATTGAGGAAGTGCCAAGCATTTCAGTCAATGTAATGGTGGGTAAAACTGATTCAACAGGGGAGTTTATTGTTCCTCAACAGTTTAGTTTGTACATGATTGATGGTGCAAATTACACAGAATTAAACGGACCACCCACTTCTTGGGCTCCTGATAAGCCTACAGGTACTTACCGAAACCAAGACTTGTGGCACTTTATTGATATTTTAAGGGGCGAATAATGGGTGGTTTTTCAGCACAATTGCAGTCTCCTCAATCCTCAAACCCTGCGGGTAAGGGTGCGGGGATGTCAGCCATGCAGATGGGTCAAAACCCTATTCAGACTCCTGTTTTGCAAAAAATGGAAAAGAGTATGGATTCTCAGCCCAATGATGGTGCAATAGATCCAACTCAGGGGATGATGGGTGGCCAAGTCACAATGCCTGGCCAAGGCGGTCAACCTCAATTAGGTATGCCAAATGCCTATTCAAACACAGTAAGTCCGTGGGATAATTCAATTAATCAGCCAAAGCAAGGCTCGGCTAAAGGTAAAGGAGCTTAATCATGGGATTCGGAAAATCATCGGGCACTACTTCTGCCACATTAACTCCTGAACAGACAGAAGTATTAAAGCTACAAACTGAAGCTTTAAAGAATACCTTTCTTCCTGCTTACCAAAATACGATTGGTGGAGCAAATGCAGTATTGCGTGATGTTCAGCCTTACCAAAATGAAGCCGCTAAAGCTGCATATACACAAGCAGGTAATGTTTCTCAAAATGCGATTACTGGCGCAAATGCCATGATTAGCTCTGGAAACAAAACTTTACAGTCTTTGTTTGATCCCAATTACGAACAAGGTCAAATTAATGCCGCTTTGCAAGCTGGCCGTGAATCTGCTCGTGAATCTCAAGCAGGTCAAAATGCTATGTATGGAGCCGCAGGTGGTCTAGGTTCATCCCGCATGGCCTTGGCAGACAAGAACTTGTCTTCATTGAATGCTCAACGTCAGGCTACAGCCGCTGCTGGCGCACAGGCTCAAGTGCAAGCTAATCGTGCAAATGCCGCAAATCAGATTATGGGTCAAGGCCAACAACTGGCAAACCTTGGTCTTGGAGCCGCAAGTCAACAAGTTGGTTACGCTGGCGCACCTTTGGATTTGTATTCAAAGTATGCAGGTATTGTTTATGGTACACCCCAAGCATCCACAACACCTAATTTTGCAGGGACACAAGGTTCTACAGGTTCTAGCAAAGGTTTTGGTTATTCTGGTGGTGGTAAATCATTGTTTGGTCCATAAGGTTTTAATATGAACTTTACTCCTCAAGTACCTGGCGTTGCTCCTATGTCCTATGGACAAGGTTATGGCAACTGGCAACAATATGCAGGATTTAACAAAGATAATCCTTTTGGTGGAATGCCTACACAACAACCAGTAGCACCTCCTACCACATTAGAACCATACACATCTCCTGATGTTGTAATGCCACCAGTTGATTATTCAATTAAGCCTCCAACCGGAATGGGAAATGCACCTAGCGTAAATCAAGGATTAGCTTTGCCTAGCTTGCGACAGCCGACACTTGAAGATTCGGTTGATAAATATTATGGAGTTAAATGATGGCTCAAGAAACACCAACTGGCTTAAAACCATCTGCTGATATTTTGGGCTATGAAACTAGTCCTGAACTGCAATATTTTTCATCTCAACTTGCAAAACAATATGATGAAAAAAACATTCCGCTAGGCGAGACAATCATCAAAGGCATCAACCCTCAGGCTGATTCTGATTCTCGTATGCAAGCCGCTGAAGCCATTAAAAAAGCAAGCGGAACAGATCAACCTCAATGGATCAATGCTATTCAATCTGCATTGAATATGAATCCTCGTGATTTGATGATTTCGATTAATGGCGGTGCAAATATTCCATCACAAGCTTATGACGTAGCCGGCAACAAATGGACAAAAGTATTTAATGAAAGAAAAACTGCTCAAAATCCTTTGGGTGAAGTTCGTTACTATGTTGATTCAAATGGCAAACAATATTCACCTGAAGAAGCAGAAAAAGTTACTGGTGGCCCAATTGTTTCATTAAAAGAAATTCCTCTTACACAGCAAAACTTTTATAAAGCCAAAGGCATCTTGGCTGAAAAAGCGGCTCAAACACAAGCTGAAGAATGGAATCGTAATCAAAAACTTGGTGCAGTTGCAACTTTAAATGCGCCTGTAATTGTTGATACTTCCAATCAATTAGCTCCTTTGTATAAGCAGATTTTGCCTTATTCACTTGATCCAAAAACCAGAGAATTACTTAATGGTATTGGTGAAATGCGTACTGGCAGTCAAAAAATGTACAAAAGTGCTAGCGACAAATTAAAAGAAATTGTCAAAGGCAACAGTGCTGTTAAAAATGCTGAAGATTTAAAAAACCAAACCGGTGGAATTACTTTTGGTTTTAACCTTAACGAAAAAAAACAGCTAGTAAATTCTGATGGAACAACAGCAACTACTAGCGATATTGACAAAGCCGTTGAAAATGAACAACGATCTAGTTTGTCTGACAACTCTGTAACGGCTCGTAAAAATGATTTGTTAAACAGAGCGCAGTTGTTGGCCGCCAAAGGTGACTTAAAAGTTATTGATGCTATGCAAATGGTAATCAATCTTGAGTATCAAAAAGCTTTAGCAATCAACAAAATTGAGCAAGCCGGTGGAATTGGTATTGCTAAACCAACATTGCCAAATGAAGTTGGTGACTCTTTTTCTTTAGCCTATGTTAAAAATCATATTAACAAAGACTACGGCATCATGGCCAAAATGTTTGGCGATCAAGTTAATGCATTAAGAGAGTCATCACCAAACACAACCCCTTCTGTTGGACAGATTGAATCTTTGGTTTCAAACAATCCAAGTGTTGCTCAAATGATGAAGCAATCTCCTCAAGAGATTAAAGCTTTCTTAAAAGAAGCCGCTCCAATTTTGGATCAAATTAAAGCTCAAGACGCTGCAACAGTAACAAACCAACCTAATGTTGCAACACCTGTTGCGCCTCGTGCTAATGCTCAAATACCAAATACACCTGCGGGAGCAAAAGCACCACCAACTCAAACTACGATTCCTGCTACAAAAACAGAAAAACCTGTTCTTAAAAGTTTAAGTTCAATTTTTGGGAGTAAATGATGGCTAGTGACGTTCAACAAAAAATTGCTGAAGCATTGGATGCCGGTCATCCCATGTCTGCCATTGCAGAACATTTAGCCAGTCACGAAAACCCTGACTATCAAGCTTATGGCAAGTCATGGCTTGAATCTGCCAATGCTTTGCCAACTCGTAAATCAGATTTTCAAGAAGAGAAAAAGAATTTGGTAGGAAGCATTACGCCAATGCTTGATTTGGCTAATCAAAATCCAAATGCAACTTTAGGACTTTTAGGTGGAGCTGCTGCTACATATGCTGGCTACAAAGTAAAGAATGCTTTGGAAGACAGAAGAATTAGGCGTGAAACTCACGAAAGTGAGATGGAAAAGAACAAAGCTTATGTTCGCCAAGTTGAACTACAGGCTAAAAATGTAGCGGGCATACCTGAATTAACAACTAAAGAAATTGCTCAGTCTGTTAAACAAGCAGAAGGTGTTACGCCACAAACCAAGCCTAATCCATTAAATGCTTATGCTGAACAAAAGTACAAAGTTCCTTTGGCAACTCTTGAGCAAGTCAGTGGTGGAGCACTTAAATCTATTGCCGATGTAGATGTTGTTGGCGGTGCTTTTACAAAAGGTGGCAACATTTCTGTTAACCAGACTGGCGCATTCACGCCCAAAACTGATTACACAAAAACTGCTGTTGTCCCTAAAGAAATTGCACCACCACTAAGTCAATTTGATACATCCAAATTAGGTGAACCATTTGATGTAACTAGACTAGGTGAATCAAGAGATCCATTGGCAAATCGTGGATTCCAATATCCTGTTGTTCCAACTGCCGAACCAACTCCTGTTGAGCCTACTGAAAAACCCAAATCAAAAGCTAAGAAACCTATTAGTCCTGAAGATGCGGGTTTAACAAAACAAGAATTGGGAATGAAGAAACATCTTTTACATTTATATGGAGCGGAAGATTATCCAACTTCTGCTGAAAAAGCTTATGCAAAAGTAAAAGATATTCTTGGATATACACCTGCATATGAACCAGGCAAAGGTGGAAGCTTAAATCCTGAAGAAAAAGGTAAAGTTCTTACTTACCGCAAAGAAAATATTGAAGGCCCAAAGGTTAATTTAACCAAGCCTATGAAAGACATCTTGAAAAAAGGTGGAGAAGCTGCTGCGGTTTTGGTGTCTACAATTGAATTTGCAAATGCCAAAACTCGTGAAGAAAAAGCAAATGCTGGTATTGATTTATTAAGCGCAGTGTTGCCGCCTGGTGCTGACATTCTTGAAGCTGGCGCACCTACTGTAAATCAGCAAACAATTGCTAACGCTTACAAACTTGGTAGCCCTTATGCTCAAACAGAAGAAGCTAAACTGGCTAGGTTAAGAGAAAGAGCCGGTGCTGGTCGTGGCATTGCTCCACCATCTGCTTACATGAGGTAAATCATGGATGAAAAAGTCACCCACGAACAAATCTACGAAAGACTGCTTGCAGTTGAATCTAAGGTAGATAACATAGACAAGAACACTAAAGGGCTTGTAGAGGCTTTTGATGCCTTGCAAGGTGCTTTTAAAGTACTTGGATGGATTGCATCTGCTGCCAAGCCTATTCTTTGGGTAGGTGGTTTAATCATGGCGGCTGGCGCAATATGGCAAACTTTTATTAAGAAATAATTGGAGTTGATATGGCTACTAAACCTGGACTTTATGCAAACATTCACGCTAAACAAGAACGTATCAAGAATGGTTCAAAAGAGAAGATGCGCAAGCCTGGCACTAAGGGCGCACCTACTGCCAAAGCATTTAAACAATCAGCCAAGACTGCTAAGAAAGCAAAGTAATGAAATCCGCTGCATGGACACGATCTGAGGGTAAGAACCCAAAAGGTGGACTCAATGCTAAAGGCAGAGCTAGTGCTAAAGCTGAAGGCATGAATCTGAAAGCTCCAGTTAAATCTGGTGACAATCCTAGACGGGCAAGCTTCTTGGCTCGTATGGGCAACATGGCAGGTCCTGAGTACAAGGATGGCAAGCCAACTCGCTTGTTGTTGTCGCTGAAGGCTTGGGGTGCATCATCTAAGGCAGACGCTAAATCAAAAGCAAAGAACATTTCTGCGAGAAATAAAAAATGAGAGATTTGGCTGAAGCATTTATTGTTGCAGCCTTAATTACTTGTTTTGTTATTTTTTGTAGCTACATCATTCTTTGGGCGTTTCCGTGAGATGGCTAATATGCATTGTATTAATCCTTTCTCTTCACTCTACAGGACAAGACCTATGTAGTGTGCGTGAGTTTTATGGAATAGCTTATACAGTCCACAATCCTTCTGAACGTCATCAACAAATGTCTATATGGCTTACAAACCATCAGAAGTTATGCAAAAGTTCCGACTTTGTTGTAATTTGGAATAATCTGAGTGAATGGGCTGGTGCGGCTGATGGTGCAGAGTTAAGACATAAGGTTATTCAAGGATATAAGACAGCACTTGAGAGGGAAAAGAAATGATTGATAAAATCAGATTGTTTCCCATGGTAGATGCCACAGGATATCCTGACAAGACAGATGCAAACAATAGACGTATTGAAAAGCACCAAGAAGAACAACGTGCCACAGTACAAATGGTTGTTGCAGAGCGAAAGATTGATGAACTGCTAATGGATTTGTATAACAAGAAAGCTGAACAACAAAGGTTGCGGCTTGAGATATTTAACAATCGTAAGTTAGACGTGTACGTTTAGAGGTAAAAATGGAACATAACCAAGATGTCGTGGGTAAATTAACCTATTCTGTAACCTTAATGGTTGCCTCAACCCTTTGTTTATCAGTATTGGGCATGGTGGTTGCATTCTTACTTGGCTTGTGGGCCAAAGAAGTGGACAACGCAGAGATTTTTGCCATGCTTCACCCTGCTTTTCAGACCATCATTGGTGGCTTTATTGGCCTCTTGGCGGGTGTAAAACTTTCTCATGGTGATAGTCACCATAAATGCAAACATTGTGAGGACTAATCATGCTTGATATTCTTAGTGGCGGTTTGTTAGGTTCTATTTTTGGCGGCATCTTTAGGATGGCCCCAGAAGTCTTGAAGTGGCTTGATAAAAAGAATGAGCGACAACATGAACTTAATATGTTCAAGTTCCAATGTGACTTGGAAGCCCAACGTGGTCAGCAAAAGTTAGCTGAGATTGGCGCACAAAGAGAAGCCGCAATTGATGTAGGCGTAATGGATGCCTTCAACAACGCCATTACACAGCAAGCAGAGATGGTTAAAGCCGCAGGTGGATGGGTAGCCTCACTTTCTGCTTCCGTGCGTCCAGTAGTAACATATTGGGTACTATTCGTATGGTCGTTTATCCATGTTTGGTTTGCATGGAATGCTTGGCTTGCAGGTGCTCCTGCTACTGAAGTTTTTAAAACAATGATGACACCAGACTTTTCTGCTTTGTTATCAGGAACAATTAATTACTGGTTCCTCGACCGCACTTTGTCTAAGCGTGGCATATGAACTTAGAGATAGCCGCTTCACTATGTAAGCAGTTTGAGGGGTTTAGAAGTAAACCCTATCTCTGCCCTGCGGGTGTGGCCACCATTGGCTATGGCTCTACTTACTATGCTGACGGGCGCAAGGTTACTTTAAATGACCCTCCAACGACACAAGAGGAGGCTCATGTTCTTTTAATGCACGAATTGGAACACACCTACTTGCCTGGCACACTGCGGAACTGCCCCATTTTGGCCACAGACGAGCGCAGACTTAATGCCGTAGTTGATTTCTGCTATAACCTCGGAATTGGCAGGTTGCAAACCAGTACCCTTAAAAGAAAAATAAACGCCCAAGATTGGGAAGGTGCAAAAGAAGAACTCAAGAAGTGGAATAAGGGTGGTGGCAAAGTGCTTGCTGGCCTTGATAAACGTAGAAAAGCTGAATGTAACTTTATGTAAAAATCATGCAAAATATTCCAACCACTGAAGATGCTAAGTTGTTTGCACAAAGTGTCAGAAAGTGGCAAGAGGTGTTAAATCTTGGTGATTGGCGTATTGAAAAAGGCACAAAGCCCGCTAAAGCGGCCATGGCTTCTGTTGAATTTACTCCTGCTGCTAGGCTTGCGGTTTATCGTTTAGGTGATTTTGGTGCTGAAAAGATAACACCTGACAGTTTGGATAGGACTGCATTACACGAGTTACTTCACATCTTCCTACATGATTTGATGTCTGTAGCTACAGATCCTAAGTCTTCAGATGATGACATTGAAATGCAAGAGCATAGAGTTATTAATTTGCTAGAAAACTTATTGACTAAGGATTGCAATGGTATCAACTAATGGATTAAATTCTTGCTCTGATGAAACTTTTATAGAGCTTTGGGATGCGCATAGGTCTGTTACAAAAGTAGCAAATATTTTAGGTGTTACTGAAAGAGCCGTTAACTATCGCAGAAGACGCATGGAACAAAGAGTAGGAGCTTTACCTGCATCAGATTTTAGAGGTGCTCTCTTTGATTCTAGAAAAAAATCATTTTCTCCATTAAAACAAATAGACCTTGGCATTCTTGATGGCACTGTCATAGTATTTTCAGATGCCCATTTCATACCTAGTCAACGTACAACGGCCTTTAAAGGGCTTCTATGGGCTATCCAAGAGTTCAAGCCTAAAGCGGTGATATGTAACGGAGATGCTTTTGATGGAGCGTCTATATCACGCCATGATGTAACTGACCAACCACAGACTTTTGTCATACAAGAACTCAAAGCCTGTCAGGGTGCATTGGGTGAAATAGAAGAAATGGCTAAAGCTGCCAGACACAATGTAAAGCTCCTGTTTACATGGGGCAATCACGATATTCGGTTTGGCAATCGTTTGGCTCAACACGCACCACAGTTTAAAGAAGTACAAGGTTTTAAGTTGACAGACCACATCCCAGATTGGGACTTCTGTTGGGCGGTATGGCCTACCCCTAAAGTCATTATTAAACATCGATACAAGGGGGGTGTTCATGCCACTCACAACAATACTGTCAATGCAGGTGTATCTATTGTTACTGGCCATCTACACTCTTTAAAAGTTACCCCTTTCAGCGACTACAACGGATGTAGATACGGGGTAGATACAGGAACTTTGGCTGAAACTGACGGACCTCAATTTACTTATGCCGAAATAAACCCAA